GATTGTGTATTCATTATTGCCTCGCTGAAGTAGCAATGAGCCAGGCCACGAACCTGGCTTTTTTGTGCCTGCGATTTACGCGCGGGCCTTGTGCAACTCAATTACCGCCCCGACAGCCTCAAGGCTCGCCGACATGTACTTGGCGTGAAGGGCGCGGATCTTCTTTGCTTCGTTCGAGTCGATCTCGCCGTCTTCCAGGGCAGAAGCCACCATCTGGTCAAGAGCGCCGCGCTGTGCAGATGCAGCCAGAGAGCGCTGATACAGATCTACGTTGTCCAACTCCCCCGCTTCCGGGATCTTTACGAACACGCCGCCGTACATCGCGCAGATGTAATCGGGCAGATGCTCGGTCTTGGTCTCGCTCTCCAGGACGTGGATCTCGATATCGCTCAACGGCTTGCACCCAGCGGTTTCGTAGATCTGGTTTTCCAGGCGCTTGTCCTTGATGCCAAGGCGAGCAGCTGCGCAATCCATCCCACCAGGGAAAGCGTTGGACACGGCTGCCATTACTTGGCGGCGGGTCTCTAGTACGAGTGTTTTCATGTCCTAGTTTTTCCTTGGGTCGGTTGCGTTCAAGATGGCTTCGTCGTCGCGATTGGCGCTGTGCTTGCAATGGCCTGGGCGAACTCTCTTCCAGCTCCACTTGGAGCTGATGAAAAGATTTAGGCGGCGGTTCTTTTGGCTGACTGAACCGGAAAAGGGCGCAGTTCTTCGGCGGTGAATTCACCGTTTTCGTGCTGGATCACGTAGACATTCCGGCCAACTCGGAGCGCTTTGTTCAGGGCGCCCTGAGTCATACCGAGCAGAATTGCGGTCTTCGTTTGGCCATTTTTTTCTGCGAATTGGGATAGCGGGATTCGGCTCATGGCCATTCCTCCGTGGTTCATGCGCCAATTATTGCCTAGGGAATTGAAATAAATCAATGCCTGAGGAATTTGTTAGCTAATACCTACGGAAATACACTCGCCCGCCATGAGCAAAGAAAAGCGGAAGCTGGAAGACTGGGAGCTCGCAGAATGTGCGGCCCTGAAGGCCCTGGTACTCCAGGAGAACTTCTCGCGCCCGAAAGAAAAGCGGATCACGCAAGAAATGGCCGGAGCCGCGCTCGGAATGAACCAGGGTTCGTTCAGCAACTATCTGAACGGCCGATTAGCCCTGAACAAAGATATAGCGGTAGGCATTTACAAGCTCTTCGGCATACCTGCTGAGCTGTACAGCAAGCGGCTGGCTGAAGAAATCGCTGATGTGGCGAAGGTCTACACCGACAATGACTACCAAAGGAACGATCTGTATGCCCAGGCTAGCCCTGAGCACCGGACGGCTGTAGACGAAATGGCAAGCAGGATGCTGGGGATGACAGAGGAGCAAGCTCTGAAGCTCAAGCAGGCAATGGACCTATTGATGCCTAGTGATGACCCAAGAAAAAACTGATTACCCGCCACTCCTGCCTGGTGGAATTCACGCCTTCACGCTTGATTCTCTCCGGCCTATCACCGTTGATAATTTCCCGAACTCTGTCCGTAGGCAGGGCCTATTCGGCGCTCTTGGTATATACTTGGAGATGCTCGAAAGCACCGGATTCAAGGGCTTTGCGTGGATTGACGGGTCGTTCATGTGCGAAAAGGAGGATCCTAATGATATCGATTTGGTCCTCGTTTTTGAGTCTGACGTAATCGATAATATTTCTGAATCGGCACGCCCTGTCCTTAACGGACTTTTCGATACGCTTACCATTCTGAGTCGATTCAAGCTGCACGTATTCCAAGTCCGGGTCGAAGATGAGGCGGGACTTGAATATTGGAAAAAGCAATTTGGAACTCAACGCGATGAGGTGACACCTAAGGGTTTAGCCTCAATTGGAGTTAACCTATGACTGAGCAGGCAAATCGTATCGATTGGCTTGAGCGCCAGCTTGCTCAGGTCAACCAATTTATCGATCGTGACACTCGAGCTCTCGAATCGTCGCCGGGCAAGTATTCGCTCCAAATTGCTCTCAGCTCATGGCGCTCGCATCAAGATGGGCTACACCAGGAGTTGCGCCAAGCGAAAGCAGACCTTCAGTTGGAAGTCGTCCAGCTTAGGTTGATAGGTATGCGTATGGATGGCAGCATTCCGCTGAAGCTTCTCAGCAAGCTCTCGGACTGTTTCAATCGCGCGCTGTCATATGCGGCGTATCACCTTCGCCACGGGTCTAACCCCAAGAGGGGTATACCAGAGAGCTTGGCTAGGGAGATGGATCTAAGGCTTTCCGATCTCGCATTTGGCTCTACCCGCCTGATATTTGCCGGAAATGTATCACCCGACATGACCGGCGAATCAATAATGGAAGGCGCGCTTGAGCAGATATTCGACGTCCTCAAGGCCCCTACAAGTGACCGGATCAAGGAGCTTGTGGCCGTTATCGGGGTGCCTGCGACAAAGGCCCTAAGTGACATGCTCGGAGTGCTGGAAGCTAGTAAGATCGGAGCGGAGCTTTCCTGGCCAGCTCCTAACTCCAAGGTTTACCACTGGGGCGGAACTCTTGACGCTGTGCGCATAACGCATGAAAGGTTATCTGCGCATCAAGACATTAAGCCGGTGCCGACAACGCTATTTGGAGTTGTGGCAGACCTCAAGGAAAACGGGACGATCTATATCCGCAGTGGCGACTCAAAGCAGAAGGTCACCTACAACCGCCAGCAATTTCCTGAGATCCAGAAGCTTAGCCTTGGAATGCCTATCTCCATCAAGGTCATGAAATACGTACGCTACGTTGCCTCGGAAGACCGCGAGATAGTTACGTACAAGATGATCACTGAAGACTAGCCCCCCTCACCCTTTCGAAAGCCCGCTAAGAGCGGGCTTTTTTACGACCGCAGAAAATATTATTTCCTGAGGCATTGACGATTATTAATTCCCTAGGCAATATTAATCCATCGCAGCGACACACCACTGCGACCCGCTCTTTAAAAACTTGATGGACGCCGAGCTGGCCGATGCATAGCCAGCGGACGTACCGCGCAACGGTACGCAGCGATTCGACCTCATGTCGGCGCTGGGCATAGGAGACCTCATTCGGAGGGCGTAGCTGGAGAGGCTGCGTGGTGGTGAGTAGGTATGTAGCGTATGGGGACTGGTATTTTTCCTCGGTTTTACCGAAAGACATCGACGTGAAAGCGAACGTTGGCCTGTGCAAGGAATAGAGATTGCCTGCCCGTTACCAATGGGCAGGACGCTCTCCAGAAAGCCTTGAGAAGGGTTTTGCGGAAAGCAGCGAATCTGATGATCCACAGGAGAAAGCAATGAAACCAGTAAGTAGTCGCGCAAAGTCTCCGCATCGCAATGGGACCGAAGTTCTTGTTGTTGATTATCAAGGCAAGCAGATGAGGGCTACGGTGACCCAGGACCACGGCGGGGCCGGATGGGATGATGCTTCGACCGTTGAAGGCTGCGATGTTCAAATCAACCTGATTGTCTCTAGATCTGTCGTAGCTAAAGAGGTGAAGGAAATGCTTGATGACTCCAAGCATGGAAACAACATGCTGTTCATCTGTCGAACCTTCAACATAAAAAGAGATGTCATGACGGCGCTCGGGTTTGCCCCTGGAGCCATGACTGCTTAATGCTGCAAGCTGTCAATGATACGATCCCTCCTTTGACATGGAGGGATTGCTATGAGGATCGCGGCTTTAGGATTGGCAGTAGCATTGTTATCGGGATGCACAACGCCTTCTGATCTTTTGAGGGGCGCGCCAGAGCTTTCGGCGACTACCAAGAAGAGCCCGAAGGCCTATGCATTATGTGTGTTCCCTGCATGGCAGGATTATCGCTCCAGCTCAATCATGAGCGAGACGACCGACGGCTATCGAGTCGTTGCGGGGAGCGAAATGAATGGTCAGACAGACGACGTGCTTGATATCAAGCTGAGCTCCACCGGCAGCGCCGTAAAGCTCTATCAGCGCATGGCGTGGCAACAGGTTGGGCGCGGCGACTTGAGGCGATCGTTTAATAGTTGCTTGTAAATTGTTTAACGGCGCAGAGCCGCCTACGGGCGGTTTTTTTACATCTGGAGAAAAGCAATGTCAGCATTGACTATTGAGTATTCGCCGCTCGAAACAATACGGCTGGGCGGCCTGCTGCGGCAATTTGGAAAAGAATACAGGCTTTCCATTCGTAGTCCGGCAGAGGCCATTAAAGCACTCTGCGTTCAGATCCCAGGCTTCGAGCGCTTTCTGTCGAACGCGAAGTCGCGAGGACTTGAGTTCGCAGTCTTTCGCGGAAAGAAAAATATTGGTGAGGGCGAGCTGGGGTTTCAAGGCCGGGGCGTCATCAGAGTCGTTCCGGTGGTAACCGGAAGCAAGAGAGCTGGTCTTTTACAGACCATCGTCGGGGCAATTTTGATTGCTGTGTCATTCATCCCTGGGTTTCAAGTGTTAATGCCTGTGGGTATCGGCCTTGTCGCCGGAGGCGTAATCCAAATGCTCAGTCCCCAAGCCAGCGGACTCAAAACCAGTGCCGCACCAGAGAACACCCCCGGCTACGCCTTCGGCAGCGCGAAGAACACCACGGCATCCGGTAACCCGGTTCCGCTCTGCTACGGAAAGCGCCGCGTAGGCGGTGCAATCATCAGCGCCGCGATATACGCCGAAGACCAGATGTAGATTTTCCTCACTCTTGCCTCCCCTGCAGACCTCCCCTTTGAACTGATACGCCCGGCATGCCGACGCATCGGTCAACACGACATTTGATTCAGGCCAGTGACCGACGCCGCTTATCTCGCGGGTCACGGCGGAAAGCATCACTGAAGCCCATTCATTGAGTGGGCTTTGGGATGACAACCAAGAGGTGCTTGATATGCCGAAACGGGCCTATGAGTGCGATGCCTGCAACGAGGTTCACGAGTACGAATCCTCGGCAGAAGACTGCTGCAGGCCCCAGGTCAACGAGGTCTGGCTCTGCGACGTTTGCGAGGAATCGCACGATGACGAGGAAGACGCTGAGAAGTGCTGCATTGGAAAGGTGAAGGCGCGCGGCATTGAAACCGTTCGCTGCCCTTCCTGCTTTCGAGATCAAGAACTTGTCCAGCACGCCGTCGAGATTGAGGTGGCCGGGCACTGCTCAGAATGCAACCCGCACTTCTCGATAGACGACACATTCAAGATTGGTGACCTGGTGGATCAGCAAGTTTCAGAAAATTTAGATCGCACGCGGTGAGGGGGTCGAATCAGGCATTCTCAGGAACCTAGAGATTCAGCCTTCCCCCGCTATCGCATAGCAACAGCAAGAATCAACCAAACCAGCAGATCAGCACCGAGGAGGTGCAGCATGGACAAAGAAGAAGTTTTTGCACGCAAATGTGCCGCCGACGGTTGGTCACAGTCGAACGTGGCTGAAGCGCTGGGCCTGTCGAAATACAAGTTGCGCTTATGGCTTGAGACCATTCCCGCTATCCAATGGCCGAAACCCTGGGAAAGCAAAAACGCAAAAGCCGCAGTTCAGCGACTGAATGCAAGTCGCGAGGGTATCTATCCGGAACATTTTCGGCGCACCGCAGAAAAGTCCCTGGAAACCAGACGGAAAAATCTTCTGCTGCGCAGTGCATCCAATTCACTGGGTAAGCCCGGCTCTATTGCGGAGTATGCCAGAAGGCATGGAGTTAGCCCGGAGGCTGTTCGTTACCGGACTGCCCAAGGGTTCCGATTGGACTACGCATTGGCTTGCGCCAAGCGCGCCAAAGAAAAAAATAACCGGATCTACACCGCATTCGGCGTCAAGGGATCGCTAAGCGCTCTCGTCAAGCAGTTCGGCGTGGTCACCAAAGAGGCAGTGTCAGAGCGCATGCGAAAGGGGATGCCCCCAGAAACGGCTCTTACATTGCCCGCTCAGCATCTGGTGGCTGCATATAGTCGCAAGGATGGCCACATTTGGAAGTGCCTAGACGACGCGAGCTTCAATCAGTTCGCATCGAGAAACCCTAGCCGCGTCGGTCGTAGTCAAAACTGACATCGTGAAAGGCCAGCGTCCAACTGGCCTTTCTTTATTGCGCCTCTACCCGTCAGCACTCCTCCCCCGCGCCCATCGGCAACCAGCGGGAGGCATGAGTGTTGACGAATACAGGTGAACCACCGAATCAACGGAGACATTCATGAGCGAGCAACGAGCGCCTTATCCACGGTCGGCGGATAACGCTGACCAGATGAACCTGCCCGAGGGCAAGACTTGCGGCGACTGCGTGCATTGCCGCC